AAAAGTGCGTCTTGGCTGAGGAAATCTCAGTTTGCCCACCCAACCATGCCAAATGGTAATTGGGTGAAAGGAGGAGTCGTTGTGTGTTGCTTGGCCGTAATACTCACCGTCTTCTCCTTCAGTGTCGGGGGACACTTAGAATTTCCCCCACCTCTGGGAATGGGTAACCCAGTTGTAACACCTCCCGGGGAGGTGCCTTCTCCAGATGTCTGGGGACCCTGGCAGCATGCGCAGAGTGCACGTTCGGCAAAGGAAAGCGTCGACGCAGCACGTCGATGGGCATCCAGATACAGCGATTTTTCGCTCGATGTCTGGTCGTCTTGGCAGTACGCGCATCGCATTCAGTCGGCAAGAGAGAACGTCGACAAGGCGCGCCAATGGGTATCCAGATATAGTAAGGGCCACGGTATAGATATTGATTATCTTCTATACCATGTAAATACCACTTTTGTTGCGACCACCCATCACAACACGACTCACGAAAACATCACCGATGAGTCGGACGACCGCTATGACATGCTGCAGCACCACTTCTCAGCATATCCGCAAATTGTTGCGGCCATAGCGGGCGTGTGTATATTAATGTATACTATCTTCCGGTTGTATGCCTGCTATACCGCTCCACCAGCCACATACGACGTGTGGCGAGCAGTAGCAGCACATGATGACGTTTACAGGTCCGATCCACTTCCTGCATACATCACCGAAGCATTTGACCACATCCCACCCGACACTGATTGGCGTACGCGGCTGTTGGAATTCCTGTTAAACCATGGGATCTGCCAGTCGTGGGCCTTTCGGGTCCGAGCCCGCTACAGCAGGGGCAATAGCCGTCGCAGAACAGACCAGCGGCTGTTGGCTCGCAGGGACCTTGTATTCGACATCCGTGCACTCGTGTTTTCTCGAGTGACTCCTACTTCGGTGCGTGAGGACACTCCTCTCAACCGCGCCGTTGTGGAGCGGGCCGTCAGCAATGCACTCAACACGCACGCCTCTACAACGAATGCCCCTTCGTTGCGTGCGGAGATTTTTGAGGCTTGCGTTAGCGTTTGCTTTATCGACACCATCTATGATGAGACAGGTAGAGCAATCGCGTTAGGTCCAGATAGGAGGCGGGTGTGATGGGGCCCCGTCGTCCGTAAGGCGGTCAACACGAGTGTTGACCGCACCGCAGAGTTATTACAACTCGGGGGCTGCGTTACAATTACGGACGGTGTGGGAAATGGTAGGAAGAAAGATATTCGTCGCTATGTACATTTGACAGGATTAGGTCGCGACGATGTAAGATACATAGTACACAACAACTCATACATCAATGCTATTAGAGCTTTGTATGAGAGGTTGTACCGGGTGAAGAATCCGGTACCGGGAGGGAGTTCGTTTATTGCTCCCCCCCAACCAATTCCACATGTCTTCCATGCGCGGATGGCAGATTTTAGACGTAATGTTCTGAAAGAAGTCGATCCTGTGTTTCGGATGTCTCATCAACAATTTGTTGAGAGTTCCCCGCCGCACAAGAGAGCCATCTACAGAGCAGCACTCGCTGAGATCCTCCGCACGGGAATCCCCCCCGACGCATTTAAAGTAGTGTCCTTTATTAAGAACGAGAAGATCAAATTGAAAGATGACGATCCAGTGCCACGACTTATTTCCCCACGCAACGTTCGTGCCAATGTATTACTGGGCTCGTACATCCGCCCCGCCGAAAAAGCAATCTACAGAGCTATCGACGAGGTGTATGGACGTCCTACAGTGGTGTCCGGTCAGAACGCTAAACAGATCGCCAAAATGATCCGTGAAGCATGGGATGAGTTGGATGAGCCGATCGCAATTACTCTTGATCTCTCTAGAATGGACCAACATGTGTCACATGTAGCTTTGGACTACGAATTTTCGTTCTATACCAAGATGTACCGCGAAGATCCTACGATTGACACCCTTCGTTGGTGCTTGAAGAGGATGATTCACAACAAGTGCGTCATGTATACAAGTAAAGATGGTCTCGATGTTAAGATCGCCTATGAAAAACTTGGGTCTAGGATGAGTGGTGACATGAACACATCATTAGGAAACAAATTGCTGATGTGTAGTCTCCTTTATTCGTATTTCAATGGCCATTTAGGGTTGATACCACGGGTTGACTTCAACGTCGTCGACAATGGCGATGACTGTGTAGTCATAATGAGCCGCGATGGTTACGCACGCTACAAACGCCTCACCGAAACAACAACAGCTGTGAGGCGTGTGGCGGTTATCGATCCCTCTCGTCCTGACATCGTCAGGTTCGGCACCATATCATATGCCGCTGCCCCTACCAAGTCCACGCCAAGTGATTGGTTCCTAGAGATGGGCTTCACCCTCAAGGTTGAAGGAATCGTCTCTAAATTCGAGCACATCGATTTCTGCCAAACTCGCCCATGTTTCATAGACGGTGAGTGGCTCATGGTCAGAACACTTGCTGCTCTGAGCAAGGATACCTATTGCTTGAAGGCACCAGAATACCTCCGTAAGTGGATGGGTCAGGTGCGGACTGGTGGGCTTAACACCTACGGCAGTGTCCCTCTTTATTCAGCTTTTTACAAGTGCTTTCCCGAATACAACGGCAAGAAAGACAATTCATGGTTGATGGAGGGCACCGGTATGTATTATCTCTCTAGTGGCATGACAAGTACTGGAGTGGTAAGTGACGCCAACAGAGTGGCATTCTACGACACATTCGGGGTGACACCTCGGGAGCAGGTGTTGATCGAGCAACATTACAACGAGTTGCTGTTCGGTCAGGGGGAAGACAACAACTTTGGAAGGATGCTCCCAATATAACAATACAGAGTTATATATATCCAAACATACACACACGCACAGTCAAGGACACCCAAATGAAGGGTGCCAAGAACAACAAGCAGGCAAAGAACGCCAATACATCGCAGAAGAAGCAAGTGAACACCAACAACCTCGCTAGTAGAGTCGACGCGCTCCTCAAACAGATCCCCAAGGGCACATTTGCCAAGACGGGAGCTGCGGCTGGAGCACACTTCGGCGGCCCTATGGGAGGCGCAGTAGGAGGAACAGTTGGCCGCCAGCTAGCCCGCATTACCGGCTATGGCGATTATAGCGTCAACTCCAACAGCATGGTTTTGGCGGGTGACCCGCCGGTCTTCGCCAATAACTCATTGTCGACGGTTATTAAGCACCGCGAATACATTACCGATATCGTGTCTACTGGTACTGCTTTCTCGAACACGGCATACGATGTCAACCCTGGGAACAGCAATGTTTTCCCGTGGTTGGCGAACGTAGCCACGTCGTACCAGCAGTACAAGGTGCGCGGAATGGTGTTCGAATTTAAGAGCACCAGTTCGGAATATGCGACCGGTTCCGGTCTCGGCAAGGTTATCATGGCCTCCAACTACAACGTCAACGAGCCAACCTTCGCTAACGTGCAGGAAATGGAGAACTCGGAATATGCCGTGGCTAACAAGCCTTCGGTTAGTTTCTATCACCCTGTTGAGTGCGCCAGGGGAGCTCGTCGTGATGATCCCTTCTACGTTAAAGACCCTAATAAGGTCGACGTTGGGACATCCGACAACCGTTGGTATGACATGTTGAAGTTTCAGGTGGCCACAACTGGCCTAAGCGCCCCCGCCGCGACTACCATTGGGGAGATCTGGGTCACGTACGAAATCGAGCTGCTCAAGCCCGTGGTGCCCCGTCTTATTGCGCCCGGTCCTTCCGGAGCCTTCAATGTCTTCAGGAATACCGGTGTCGATCTGTCGGTGTTGCGGACCAACATTCCCTACTCGCTGTTTAGTGGCACCGCGATCCTCACGCCGGTATTCACCACCACAGCGTCTGGAACGGACTGGACCATTTCCATTTCCGACCTTCCTGTCGGAATGGTGACATTGAGCATCAGTAGGTGGCAGCCTGCCACAGATCTGAGTGCCCTCGTCAGTGCTATCTGGAACACTGGTGGGACCGGAGCGGTCACTACAAACTTGTACGCACCCACGCCCAGCTACGGGGCTCTGCTCATCACTATCCAGGTGGCTCACACGGTTAACCGTTTCGACATTACTTATCGGAACTCCAACAATACTACGCACGCAACGCAGGCTTACGAGATGAGCATCTCCAGCGCCGGTGCCTAATTTCTACTTGTTGTTCTTGAACATACATGTACATAAAACGCAAAAATGTAAATAAGCGAAATGACCGGTTGATGCCCGGTCTCGCACATGTAAACATAAATCAACCACCGTTGTGCGGTGGTAGTGGAGCTATACCTACTACCACACAACGGTTTTTGGTCGCGTGCATGTAAATAAATTGTATTGATTATATAATTTATTTACATGCATATACGTGTCAATTTGGCAACTGACACAGAGACCACATTTGCCCTTGGGAACAGGTCATCTGAAGTGACGGTGTTCATCACTGGTGTTAACAACCAAACAATGACTTGGAAAGTCATTCGATTCACACAACTGTGTCGTTTGGGAGTTGCTCATGGCAACTTCCCTCCAAGGTGTCTAGCACGGCATAACGACAAGGGTATGTTTTTCGACGGCATTGACGATCCTCGTAGCTAATGGTGGGCGCAGGCAGCCGCTGAGGCAGGCACCGCCACAGCCCTATACACCAGATATCATGGTCTAGCCAACCGTTGAAACACTTTAACCTCTCAGATCCACAACAAATTGTAACAGACTGTTAGCAGTCGGGCCTTAGTTACAGACCTTACCCACTATACCCCCCCCGGGGGCCCCCCGACATAACGACAAGGGTATGTTTT